ATCCTTTTAATTCTCGAACGCGACTATCGGTGTCTATGCAGACTAAGAGATAATCACCTAGAGATTTAGCGTAATTTAGTAGCTCAATGTGGCCTCGATGGACCACATCAAATGTACCGTTAACTACAATCCGTTTAGTCATTTAATGTTGCGTTAAGTCTGGTTAGATCAGCACAGGTATATTCCTGATACTGACCCTTAAGGTGATCGGGCATAGGTATATACTCAATCCGTGCGCCGTATTGATCTGCTATTTTTCTTGCTACACTTTCAAAACTTTCGGGCTGTCCTGTGCCCACGTTCCAAATTCCAGATTCTTTAATATCAAAGAATCGTTGGTGTATATCAATAACACGATTAACAGGAACAAAATCACGTCGGTAATTTTCACTGTTTTCAAACAGTTTAATCACGCCAGTTTCTTTAGCCTGTTTAGTAAACATATGATGTGGACTTGGTTGATCTTTATGATCCTCATAGGGACCGTGAACATTAAAGTACCTAAATCCTTGAACTACAATATTACTAAATTTTTGACTTTCTACGTGTCGATCAAACAAGTATTTGCTCCATGCGTAAGGACTCTGCGGGCTCTTAGAAGCAGTTTCTTTAAAATCTTTACCAAACCCGTAAACGCTGGCACTGCTAGCATACTGAAGATTGACTTTGTTAATTTGACAAGCCATGAGAACTACACAACTAAAGTCATGGTTTTGTTTCATTACTTTTTCAACATTTTTTTCAGCTGTAGAACTAATAGCACCAAGGTGAATACACCAATCAAGTCCTTCAAAGTCGGGCGGATCTTCTCCCCACTCGTACAAACTTAACTCATGCTTGTCTTTAAGGGCATTGACCATATTCTGCCCGATAAACCCTTTATATCCAGTAATCAGGATTTTCATTTTTGACTATCACCCTTCATAACGCGATAATTGTCTTCAACTGAATCAGGAGTACTGACTTCAATTAAGGTCCCTTCTTCAATACAAATTACTTGGTGTGGAAGCAAGGGTTTATTATGCCAAACATCACCTTCGACGAGCTCTGCGTCATGTACTGATGCGTCTGCTGTGTTGATATACCGCACGACGAATTTACCACTTAGCACATACCACGTTTCATCTTTTTCGGAATGGAAGTGCATACTGAACTTAGCGCCAGTATTAAATTTTAACAGCTTTCCGCAGTATTTGTCATTTGTGGCCCAAATTAGTTCGTGACCCCAACCTTTTTCTACAAATCCATTTAGTCGCGTCATACCAGTTGTTCCTTAAATCTTTGTAGAAATGCTCCTATAAGGCAATTGTATTTTTTGCCAGTTAATTCATTTACATAATGGACCCAAACGCCGTTATCATTGTGTACTAGTTGTTCAATCTTGAACACCTTAGAATCAGCCGTAATCCATTTGTTTGCTACATTCGGTAAGTTTTTCATAGTTCTCCACTTTCTGCTAATTTAAGCATTAAACTGTAATGCTCAAATGCTTTTTTTACTGCAGGATAATTTTCTCTTAGAGTTTTTTCTCGCTCTTTTTGCTCCATTAGATAACCAAACATATCATAATGCCCTGTCTTCATAGCATTGTTGAACACTTGGTTTTCGAACTCAGCAATATTCTCTAACTCGCTTTCAGCTATCTCTATAGTATATAGCGGTTCTGTATCTCGCACAACGTCAATGTGACTTTGAATGAAATCAAAGTTACCTGGATCTCTAAAAAAGTTTAGATTTACTTTATGGTACTTGTGGGCCCTTTTATTTGTATCCAATACCCGTATTCGGTGACTTTCGCAAAAATGTTTTACTATGTTGTTACTCAATTCCAACCTCTCTACATATTTCTTTTACAAGGGCAACATCAGCAGGAACTTCTTTGAATTTACGCAGCCAGAAAGGTAAATCAAACGCAGGCGCAATAATATTCAACTGCTCGTCGCTCATATTTTTAATCATTTTTTGACCAGAGCTACTGTTCAAAATTACCCACAAACTCACCTTACCATTAAGAATGTCATACACTGATTTATTCAGACTGACATAGCTAAAGTAATGAGCAAAGTTTGCTTCGTGATCGTCTGCCCATTCCATCATTGTTTGGAGGCTGCGTTGAACCGCAGACTCAACTGGTTCAGTTTTTAGTGTCTCATATAGGTATTTTTCATAGAGGCTATCCTTACACCAGTGATCGAGTTTAGCACCACTCTTAATAATATAATCGATGTACTTGTCAGGATACAGAGGATTAACGTTATTAAGATAACTGCCGAACTTTACAAATGCGTTGTAATAACTGCTATCCGCAAACTCGTCGTAAGTTTTATTTTTTTTAGCGTTTTGCGTTAGTTGCCAGAAACGGTTAAAGGCAAGATATCCTGCCTGTACTCGTTTTTCGTCTTTTTGTAACGCTCGTCGCTTTCGTTCGCACATGTGGCTAAATAATGTGCGAGGATTAACAAATTTTCTCCCACAGTGCGGACACTGATTAGGTTGATCTTGCAATTTAATCATTCTTAACTAGTTCGTAATCCTTAATCATTTTATACAAAGGATCGTGTCCGATAATTAGTAGACGCTTAGGGCACCGTATAGGCTGTTTGCTGTTATTGAGATATATCTTATTATCTTTAATCAAAGTTACTTTACTAAGCTCTAGTCTAGGTTTCCCGCACGACATTACTGCCCGGACTACTTCGCACCCTACATGAAAAGCATATCCCTTCATATCCTTAGGGGCATAGTTCACTCGTACTCCTTGCGCTGCTTTTTATCAAATCCCATTTTATCAAACAATTCTTTTTTATCATCCAAGGTCATCATTTTTGCCATTAGCTTAATATCAGCGAGCTTCGTTGCCGGATATAGCTCTGCTAGCAGCTTTTCAATCTTGATGACTTTTTCTTTTTTACCTGCTGCTAAATATGGATGGTAACAAGGAACTCCTGCGCCAGTGGCAGCAAACAATTTCCACAGTAAAGCTTTATGATTTTTACTTAGATCCCAGTGATTTTTATTCACATACTCGTTAGTAGTCTCAAGGAACCATTCTTGTATATCTCTGTCGCCTTGGACATTTGAAGTATATCTCATGAGAATATACGGACTAAACGCTTTGCGTTCATCGTCAGTTAAATTTTCGTAAAATTCGTAGTGTTTAGTGTCAACTGCCTTTAGTTCACGTTTGATGTCAAGTTTTGCTGTTGCCATTTTCTTTACTTAGATAATATATAATTTTAACACGATCGATAGCATTTTGTAAAGCTTCGTTGGTTTTAGCAGCTTTGTTGATTTCGATCCATTCTCTTTCTTGCTTGTACTGTCCGACTATTTCAATATAAAACTCCCTAGGATCAACCGTATCATAATTAGGATCTGTATAGTTGACAGTATTAATTATTGTCGAGTTATTAATAATATTGTTTAGATTCATAAATTTACCAACATTTAGTATAATCTACCGTCTCGCTCTGTCTACTAACTTCTTTGACAAAATAAGCACACAAGGGTTTCTCGCCGGCGTGTAAAGGAGTACAGAGTAGCTGGCCTGGTTTCATTTTTGGAAAGTACCATTTAACATCTTGATAAACATCAATAATATCGATCTCATGGAATTCTGGCCTAAAACTGCTGATAGGATTGAAACAGAATGTTTTGAATCCTCGATCATTAAGACTAGTCAAAGGCAAGACTTCCATATCAGGTCCTTCTGGATCTCCTACAATGGTGCACCAATCAAGCGGCATTGTAAGTTCATGGGGGCCAACTCGTAATACAACAGCAGGACCAGTGAAACTTTCCAAGAATATCAAAGGAATAAAAAAATGATCCGGGTTGTGGTGGTCGCTGTTATCAAGCACAGAGAACCGTAGATCTTCGTCGATTTCTTCCGGAAGATCGTTCAAATAGTATGTTTTGTTTTCTAAGGTCAGTATTTGAATTTTTATTCTCCTTTTTTAATTTCATTAATAGTTTTATTTTAATCCGGCTCTCTTTTAGCCTTGGTAACTGTGAACTCATATTTGGCATCTTTGTAATATCGTTTCCTCTCAGTAAGATGTTTCTTAGAGTACTTTGTTGATGCGCATATATCGTACACTACTACAAAGTCTTTATCGTCTGCCTTTCGAATACCGCGTCCGATGCTTTGTATAACTCGTGTAAAGCTCTTTCCGGGCTCCAAAAGAACCAGATTAAAAATCCTAGGAATATTAATACCCACAGCCGCTACACCATAAGTTGCTACAATAATCTTGTTATCAGCAGTTTTAACTTCGTCATACTCTGCCTTTCGGTCCTTTGTTTTAACTTTGCCCGAGATAAATGCTACATCAGGATCTTCTTTGAGAACACTAAACAATCCACTTAGATGTGTTTGTAAAAAATGCCCACTTTCGATTCTATCAACTAGCACAAGAGTGTTTCCGCTATTAGAAATCTCCTTAACTAGGTTAGAAATATAGGTCATACGTTCTGTGTTTGTGACCAGATACTTTAGTTCTTCAGCATAACTTCCAAATTCTTTCCATTCTGCGGTTTGTACAATTTGTACATGGCATTGAGCTAGTACTCCTTTGCCTTGTAGTTCATGCGCAGCTACACGGTGTACCACATCTCCTAAACTAGCCTTCAAACTTTGGAACTCAAAATCCTGTTTTGGCACAGTTCCTGTTAGTCCCCAACGAATACACGCATTAGATAGATTTTGCGTCAGTAGCTTTTTGAGCACCTCGGCTTTTGCCATGTGAACTTCGTCAACCATGACACACTGAACGCCGTCTAGAAACTCTGCAAGACTTAAAACTTCGTCGTCATTATGAGATTTTTTATCCAAAATGTTCAAACTCTGCCAAGTACAAATAGTATGTGTCTTGCCAATATCTTTTCGGTCGCCGTAATAAACTCCGACGTCAAGGCCGCAGTTAATAAAATCTTCTTCTGTTTGTTCGACAAGACTTTTATTCGGGACAATAGTGACTGTTCTACCATATTTTTCACAAATTTTTGCTAGAGTTGCTGTTGTAATTGTTTTACCAAATCCCGTAGCGATTTCTTGAATACATTGAGGATTTTCTAGGAACTTGTTGATAACTTCGACTTGATCGTCGCGTAATCGAATCGGATGTCCTCCAAAACGGTGACCTTGGGGCCAGCACTTTTCTCCCCAAAATTCCTCAGAAATTTTCTCAAAATCCAGTGCTATAGGGTTTCTAAGGTCTTCAACTTCAATGTAATAATTTTGTGCCTCAAGATATTCCAAAACTTGAGGTAGCATAGAAAGATATGTAGTCCCACCGAGACCAAAAAACGCAATAGAACCGTCCCACCGACCTAATTTATAAGCAGGACGATACCTTGCAGTAGGGTCTTCGTACTTGAATTTTCGTACTAGGGCTTTTCGAGTATCAAGATCGAGTCCCTCAATTTTAATGTTGACTTCGTCTTTAATAATAATTTTACAAGTTGCCAAAATTAAATTCCTTTTGCTTGGTTGATTCACAATAGTAAATCAAATTGTGCCTATTTTTGAAGAATTCACGAATTGTATAGTGGACATTTGAACGGCCTAGACTAATTACGCTATCAAATTTTATTTTGCTCTTAATAACAGGTTTAGGTAACTTAATACTAACAAAAACAAACTTAGTATTGTCCCCGATAGGGTTATTCAATCCGCAATTTTTCACAAATTCATTGAATTCTCGACCTTCGTTGTTTGGCAATCTAAACATAACGCTCATTTCGGTATTGTTATACCCCATGTTAACTAAAAAGTTATAAATCATTTTAGTTTTTGATATTTCGCTACCTCCAGGAATAACAAAAAGCGTCGGAGTCGAATGGTTTACAATGTCTGTAAGGCACTGTATGGGCGTTTTTTCGCTGTCTATTTCGAAATTTCCCGGCTTTTCGCTAGTTAAAAAACTTTTCACTACAGGATCAAGCTCTAGTGAATTAAACTGCTGTTCTACTGCGTCGTCCCAGGTAAAAATTCCGGCCTTTCGGGCCTCAAACAGGGCCGAAAGTGTATCACTCGACGTTAGTGCCGGTACAGTACGGCTTACGTTTTGATATTTTAGAACCCCGTTTTCTATCGCCAGCATAGGCACGTACTTTTCTATATTTTTTGCGATTTCTTTAACCTGTGTAACATATTCAGTAAATTCTTCGTCGAAGTAAAACTCGTCTTGATTGAGCAAAGTGATTAAAAACTGAATATTTCTTTCGTCGAGACTGAACATCCAGGCTCGTTCTTCGCCGTCCCATGTTGAAAATCCAAGATTTGCCTTTTCTTTTCTAATAGCGTCTATCTTTTCTTGACTAAATGGAAACTCGACTTTAATTCCTCGCCCCCATCTAGGGTAGTCTATTATACTAACTTTCTTACTATTAGTCACTCTTCGAATAGCAAACTTAAAAGTAGGGTTATCAATGAACGGATTTATATCGACGCATAATTGCTGGCTAAGGCTGGTCGAGTACCTTTTCAAAAGTTTCAAGGCCAGGGCGCTTTGCTTTTCGGTGAACCCGATAGACCCGAAAAGTTGGGTAGATAAACTTTCTACAACAGGCTTATCAAAACGATTAACTTGAGAAGTTAAATATAGTTTAATGAAAAGGTCTTCGATGTTCATAATTACAGCGTAATGTCTTCTAGGCCAGCAGTCCGTAACTTTATAATATTACTCAACTGCCACTGTTTAATATCAAGTCCTTTGATAATCCCTAACCATTGATTTCTTAGCATAGCAAATTCGTTAACAATCTTTTCCATGTCAACTACATCTGCCTCACCTTCGGCATATTTTTCGCAATCTCTGCTACTTAGAGCGCGGGGATAGTGCTCTAGATATTTCTTAAAAGCTTTGCTACGAATGCGTCGAAGTTCGATGTTTAGATATTCTAGAATTGCTTCGACTTCTTGTAATTGATTGAACCTGTGTTCAACAATACCCGGCAAAGAAGAGGAGGCTTTTTCTACGTTACCGTAAATCTTAACCTCCTTTCGAGCAGTTTCTAATTCGTTATAGAAATAATCTAAACAGTTGGGCAAATGTGCTATGTCTTTTGAGACTTTAGCATACCAACTCATTTATTCCTCGTCTTCGTCGTAACCCCAGTCGTCATCGAGCTCTTCATCGTCTTCGCCTTGTTCGCCAAGGACAAGTTCGATAGCAGCATCGAGATGTGGATCGTACCCTAGAACTCCCTCTAGATCGGAAGTTTCAACATCTTTTCCAAGAAGAAAATCTACATATTGATTTGCAGCAGTCTCTCGGGTTTTTTCTGGGATATAGTCCTTAAAAGTTTCCCATACTTCAATAATAAGTTGTTCGTCCATTATGCTTCCTCAGATTGTTCTGTTTGATCTAGTTCCGGTTGGACTGCGCCTCCGTCCCATTGTTTCATAATCAACATGAGTTTTTCTTCGGTCCAATTTTTACGAAACTCGGCAACAATCTCACCAGATTCCTTGTCAGTGTAAGCAAGTTTATTGCCGACTTTAGATAATACACCCATTTTCTCAAACAAGTCAACCAGCCCGCTAGTAGGAGCCATGCCAGTTGAGTAAGGGATCTTAACCTGAACACTCTCAAACGGTTTTGCGTAGCGAGTTTTCATAACCTTACACGCACTGCGAATGCCCAACACATCGCTCACTTTGTTGCCGTCCTCATCCTCTTTAAGTTTGAGTTTCTTCATAGCAACAACGATAGAACTAGCGTAAACAAAGCCCTGGCCGCCGCTGATCTTGTCATCTGGGTCGAACATGTCTTGGCTAGCATAAGTGTGGTTCGTACAAACCATACCTACGTTGTAACTACCGAACATGTTAACACAGTTGCGAACTAGAGCAGTAAGTGCTTTGGGCTTACGACCCATATCGCCTTTAAGGTCACCTGCCTCGAACTGATTCAGATCAGTAGGAGTCAGCAACATACCCAGGCTGTCAATCACAAACAGAACTTTTGGTCGTTCTTCTTGAGGCATTGACTTGTACTCTTTCATAAACTCGCTAATAGTTTTGGCAACGTCATCAATCATTGCCATGTTGAGTTTGAGTAGTTTTTCTTCGCTGGTATCGACGCCTAGATCATGAAGCCACGCTTCGTCGAGTGCGTTTTCACTGTCGACTAGCACAACAAAAATACCTTGTTCTTGAGCATGTCGGATGATGTTACCGGAACAGATATAACTCTTACCTGCGCCAGATTCGCCAGCAAATACAGTTACCTTACCCAGAGGTACACCTTTAAAGAAATCACCGCTAATCAAGTAGTTGAGCGCATAGTTGCCTGTTGAAATCCAGTCAGTTGGATCATTGAATCCGACTCCGAGACCGTCAATACTCTTTGTTAGAGTCTTACGAAACTTTGTAATGTCAAAAGCTTTGGTCATTTATCGAGGATCCTTTTTAAACTCAGTCGGAGCGACAACAATATCAGCTCGCCCAATTGCCTTAAGCCAAGTATTCAGACGGTGGATAATGACGGAATCGTCCTTAGGGTTATCAAACTCTATAGAACAATCCATAACAGTATCGCCCGTCTGATCTTCGCGGGCACTGTAACGCAACGAGAAATTCTCGTTAATTTTAGGTGCCTTTGCCATGATTAGTCAGCCTTTTGACGGTTGCGAATCATTGCGATAATATCGGCAGCACGGCTGCTAGCATCGTTACTGGCAGGTTTAGCTGCCGTTTTTGGAGGATCTGCGTCGAACGGAGGATCTTCATCTTCATCAACTTGCGGCTGGCTGACTGCAGGGGCAGGGCGGTTTACTGGAGCACTTGCTGTGGTGCTAGCACGTTTAGCACCTTCGCTGTCGCCACTGTTACTATTGCCGCCGTAGCCCTTCGGCTTGAAGTACTGGCTCCAACGTTCCATATCAAATGCTTCACCGTCAACAGACGCTTCGAACATTTCCTTGATGACCTTGAGTTCAACTTCGCCAGGCTTTTTAGGCAGGAAGCTCTTGAGGTCAAACAAACCGTATTGGTCAATTGCCACTGCTTCATCTTCGCTTAGAGCACGTTCACGGCGTGCCCAAGTAGAAGTAGAGTAGTCAGCGTAACCACCTTTGCTAGTCTTAGCAATCTTAAAGTCAAGACCGCGAACATAGTCAGTCGGCAGTTCTTCGATCTCTGAGTCCATCAGAGCGTTCTTAACGATGTTAAAGATTTGACTACCAATAATGAAACGACGGATTGGGTTTTCCGGAGTCTTGTCTTCTTTGTACTTGCTATCGACAACAAAACCCTGGAACAGGTAAGATTTCTTCTTCCAGTATTTACGGCCCATTTCTTCTAGACTCTTGTCCTTGAACCAGGGGCGGACTTCAGTAAGAACTGGGCACGTTTCTCCCCACATTTCCATACACGGGACTTGTACAGTTACTGGCTTGCTGTTAGTTTCGCCCTTGACTCCAGCAAACGGCAAATTAATCATTGCTCGTTCAATCCAGAAGAAAGTATTGTTCGGGTCGGCGTCGGGCAGGAAACGGATAGTTGCCGTTTGCCCTTCTGCGATGTTCCAATGGGGATAAATGCCGTTGTCTCCACCGGTCCCGCTACCGGTTTGCTGAGATGCTTGTTGAAGTTTTGCGCGGATTTCTGCCAAAGTTGCCATAATGATTTTTCCTTAAAATGTTTAATATATGCCTCTTATTTCTAGCCCACTGACTAAAAATAAAAACTGTGCATAGCGTTAACTATAGCACAGTTTTATTTATTATCGCAACCTATATTGCGATTGAAATGTGATTTATTTTGCCAAACCAGAAAGTTTAATAAGCCTAGATAACCCTTCGTTTACTTCCTCAGCAGGCATGATATTCTTGTTAAAATCCTCACCGCCTTCACCTTGATCCCCGATGCCTTCTACTTTTTGCCTAATTACATTTGCCAATTCTTTTAATCGTGCAAGTCCGTCGTTGGCTACGCCCTTGGTCTCCCCGTGACGATCCTGCCATTCGTTGGTTAATTTTTCCATGAATTTTTCTGCTACTTGCCTTGCGTGTTGACCTGCTTGTTCACCAAACATTTCTGAAATTTGCTTTTCGACATCGAGTAAAATGCCTTCTTCGCCTCTAAACGGGCCTACTTCTGGATTATCTTTGTTATAGAACTGTTTAACAATTTTAGCAACTTCCTTAATCATAGATGATTTATCGTGATTTTCCATAGTGCCTGGGTTCATTTGCGTTTCATCATTTTCTGATTCGGGGGCGGGTTCTTCTTCTGGAGCTTGTGTTCCGCTCATGCCTAATGCTACTAATAATTCAGGATAATTTTCTTTAGCCCATACTTGGAATACTTCTAACGAGTCAGTGTCCGGATCTAAATCTTTTGCCTGTC